GGCCGAGATCGCCATGAAACAAGCGGATGCCGCTGTGAAGCAGGCCAACGCCCAGGCGACCGTCGAGCAACTGAAGCTGGAGCAGACGAAGATGCAACTCCAGCATCAGGTCGAGATGGCCAAGCTGAACCTGGAGACCCTGAAGGTCCAGTCCGAACTGCAGCTTAAGCAGGACGCCCTGGCCCATAAGGTCGCCGTAGACGCCGCCGAGATCACCCTTCAGCAAGCCGCCCAAGAGGCCGACAAGCTGCAGGCCGAGGCCCAGCCGACGCGGAGTTAACGAGTAGCCCTGGAAGTCGCGATCCAGGGTTCTGTGCGCTGTTTGCCGGATAACCAGCGAGACCAAAACCGGTATCCTATCACAGAAGGAATGAACGTGGTCCCAATCGACCAAGCCCGACTGGTCATCGAACGTGGCCAGAAGGCAGCCGATCTGCTCGCCAACGAGGCCTTCACGTGGATCGTGGACGACCAAACGAACTACCACCTAGCGGCCCTTGTGGCGGCCCCTCCAGGCCCCAAAGGCGCCGATGCGGTGGCTTACCATCACCTTCAGCAGAACGCCCTCAGCGAACTCGTAGCGACCCTAAAGGGCTACGCCGACGCGGGCACCGCCATGCAGGCGGCCCTGCTTGAAGATGACGATGACAACGACTACTAAACCAGGACACCCATAACCTATGACCACCGAAGCAAACACCATCCAATCGGACGTGTTTTCTGGCATAGACATTGACGCCGACGACGGCGTTGCTGCCTTCCTGTCGAACCTGACTGGCGAGGAGCCCAAGCGGCCCTCTACCGAGACGCAAGACGAGGCAACCGAGACCCCGCAAGAGGAGACTGGCGCGGCATCGGAGGAGAACACCGAGGCGACCGAAGAAGCCCCCAAAGAGACCGATCCGGACGATGCCGAGATCGAGATCAAGGTCGGCGACGAGGTCAAGAAGGCCACCCTGAAGGACCTGAAAAGGCTCTACGGGCAAGAGGCCAGCCTCACCCAGAAGTCTCAAAAACTGGCCGAAGCGCAACGCATCGCTGAAGCCACCCACACGCAGGCGACCGCCGCGCTGAACGCCCTGATCGGGAAAGCAGCCGAGCGGTTCAAGCCATACGCCGATATGGACTGGCTGGTGCTGTCCCAGCGGATGAACACCGAGGACTTCCAAGCCCTCCGTGCCGACGCCGCCGCCGCCCAGGCCGACCTCACGTTCCTTCAGACTGAACTCGATCAGACCGTCGCCAAGCAGCGCGATGCCGCCCAAGCAGCCCACCGTCAGGCGGCTGCTGAGGCCATCAAGGTGCTCCAAGATCCCACCACCGGGATCAAGGACTTCGGGGCGCCGGTCTACAACGAGATGCTGCAGTTTGCATCCAGCCACGGCCTTCCGGAGGTCGCGCAGATGACGAACCCGCATGCCCTGAAGTTGGTCCACATGGCGATGCTGTATGCCAAGGGCCAGAAGGCGACCACTACGGCTGCCGAAAAGGTCACCAAGGCGGTCCAACAGGCCACCCGCGTGCTTAACCCGAAGACATCCTCGGCCTCGACTACGCAAGCGTCGGCGACGAAGAACTCGGCAATGCGTAACCTCCGTAATTCTGGAAGCGTCGAAGACGCCGCAGACGCATTTCTTGCGTCGTTCCGGAACTAAACCACTCTCTCCTCAGGAAGACTAGCAATGACTGCAAATTTCTCGACCTATGATCAGGTTGGCAAGGTCGAAGACGTCAGCGACATCATCACCAACATCTCGCCGACGAAGACCCCGTTCCAGACGATGATCGGGACCGAGCCCATCCACAACACCCTGCACCAGTGGCAGGAAGACAGCCTGATCGCGGCGAACGCTGCGAACGCGGCGGTCGAAGGCGCGGTTGCCCCGACTGCGGTCATGAACCCGACCGTGCTGCGGACCAACAACACCCAGATCCTGACGAAGACGGCCCAGGCGACCGGCTCGGCGGATGCGGTGAAGACCTATGGCCGCGACAAGGAATTGGCCTACCAGCTTGGCCTGCGTTCCGCCGAACTGAAGCGCGACCTGGAAGCGGTCCTCGTAGGTCAGGTTCAGGCCGCCGTGGCTGGCTCCAGCGGCGTGGCCCGCCAGATGGCGTCTGCCCTGGCGATGATCGACGCGACGACCACCTACACGGTGAACGGCACCGGTGGCGCCCTCAACAGCACCGCCTCCAGCCCGACTGCCGGTGCGATCCGCGAGGACATCATCACCACGGTCGCCCAGACCCTGTATATCGACGGCGCCGAGCCGGATACCATCATGGTGACCCCGATCGACGCGCTGACGGTCGCGGGCTTCCAGGCCAACGGTCGCACCCGCTTCGTCGACAACGGCCAGAAGAACATCGTGAACGTCGTCGACGTCTACGAGAGCCCGTATGGCAAGCTGAAAGTGGTGATGAACCGCTTCCTGTCTTCCAACGCGGCCCTGGTGTTCGAGGCCTCCATGTGGAAGCGTCTGGTCCTCCGGAACTGGTTCCGCAAGACCCTGGCGATCACCGGCGACAGCACGGACGTCCAGATCCTCGGCGAGTTCAGCCTGAAGCACAAGAACTTCAAGGCGTCGGGACTGATCACCAACCTGAACGGCTAATCGTGATGGGGGCCTAGTGCCCCCTTCATTTCCCCTTCAGGAGAACCATTATGCACGCCCCAATGCGCCCGGCGACGTCCTATAACGTTGCCATCGGCTCGTCTTCGGCGGCGTCGACGACCCCAGTATCGGCTGGCATCCGCCATGTCCTTCTGGTCGCCACGTCTGCCTGCTACGTCAAGTTTGGGACTGCTCCCACGGCTGACACATCCACCAGCATGATGCTGCCCCCTAACTGGCCCCAGGTGTTCGTTATCCGGCCCGGCGAGGTGATTGCAGCCATCCAGGTGTCAGCCTCAGGGACGCTCAACGTCACCGAACTGACCTCCTAGCCTAACACACCCGCCCCGCCTCTCGTTGAAGCGCATATGGGCGGGTCTTCCTCTCACAGGACCCCAATGTCTCGCGACACCGTTCTACTCGACAACGAGCCCACGCTCGGTCGAAACGCCGATGGCTTGTTCATCCGTCATGACCAGCCGATCACCCAGGACTTCCTCGATACCCTGAAGTCCGAACGCCTCGCCAAGGCCGCCGTCCGCAAGGGCGAACTGCACCGGGTCGCATCCGTGCCGACCGCCGTGGTGGAACTCTGGATGCGGCAGGGGATCGACTTTTACAAGATGTCTCCCCGAGAGATCGTCGCCAAGCTTCGGCGTGACGACCTCCATGCCTTCCTGACCACTGACGGGTCCGTTTAACCGCCCCTTAGGAGCACCCTCGTGTCCTTCAACGACATGCTGAACGACTTCCAACAGATCCTGGACCGAGACGATTGCTCCACCGCCCAGGCCACCACCTTCCTGCAGCAGGGCATGTCTCGCATCCAGCGGGACTGCCGCCTGCCGTCGATGGAGCGGGCCGTGTTCATCACGCCGACCACCGACCCCATGACCTATTTCCCGGTCCCCCTGGATCTGATCCAGCCGATCGACATCCTGGTGCCGACCATCGGGGGCACCTCTAAGCCCCTGGTGAAGCTGCCCTACCGGGAACTTCTGCGGATCAGCCCGCTGGTCCGTCCCCAGGCCTATAGCCGATACCAGGGCGTCTACCAGATCCGGGGTGCCCTCGCGCCGGGTGATCAGCTTCAGTTCCTGTATTACGGGAACTTCAGCGACTTCGCTACACCGGACTCCGAGAATGAATTGTCTGCCTCCACGCCCGACCTGGGTGTCTACGCCGCCCTGAGTTACGCCGGTGACAACTACCAGCACCCGAACACCGACCGCTGGGAAGCCCGCTACCAGGAGATCAAGGCCGAGGTGATGCAGATGGGCTACGACCTGGACGCCGAGGGCGGCCCACAATCCATCCAACCCCTGTATAACTGGGACGCATAAGCCATGAGCGGCTCCATCACCTCCCGTGCGGGGTTCTTCTGGAACGATACGGTCTCGCCTGAGACCGCCACCGATCTCGCCAGCACGATCGACGCCATCACCACCAGTGCCGCCTCAGCGGCCTCTGCGGCCACGGCTGCGGCTGCTTCAGCGTCCTCTGCGGCGACAGCGGCCAGTGCCGCCTCGGCTGCCTCTACGTCCGCTGTGGCTGCCGTTAACACCGCCGTAACGTCCGCTGAAGCTACCCTGAACGCCTCTGTAACGTCCGCTGAAGCTACCCTGAGCGCCTCCACGTCTGCCGCCGCTGGGTCAGCCTCAGCCGCCGCTACGTCGGCCTCAGCGGCCTCTGCAAGTGCCTCTGCGGCGGCCTCCAGTGCCACGGCTGCCGGGTCGTCTGCAACGGCTGCTGCGGGCTCTGCGACGGCTGCTGCGGGCTCGGCGTCGACCGCCGGGACCAACGCCTCCAACGCGGCCTCAAGCGCCTCTGCGGCGGCCTCCAGCGCGGCTGCGGCGTCCACCAGTGCCTCCAATGCCGCCTCCAGCGTGTCCAGCGCGACGGCTGAAGCTGCTGCGGCATCCGCCTCGGCCACGGCTGCGGCCACCAGCGCCACCTCAGCGGCATCTTCTGCGTCCGCTACGGCGGCCCTATTGGCGTCCGCTGGGGTGGCCCTGCCGTTCTTCAACCTGAGTGCGGGTGTCCCCGCGTTGTCGGCTTTCACCCAGATCGACGACACCGGCAGCACCGCCGTCTCCCAGGCCCCAACGTCCAAGGTCATCTCGATCACGGATAACGGGACGGGCTCGTCCGGGATCATCCTGAAGGGTCTGACCTATCCGGCGCCTGCGGCCCCCTTCCGGGTGGCGATGCTGGTCTCTGATAGCGCCGGGTCCGCCTCGACACGCGGCCTGTGCTGGGGCTTTGGTGACAGCAGCGGCAAGTTCGCGGTCATGTATCGGTTCAATTCGGGCAGCGCGATCGACATTGTGACGTTCGCCAGCGCATCGTCCTACTCCGGGGCATCTTCCGTCAGTTCGTCGTGGACGGTCCTGGGAAGCGCCACGTTGTGGCTGGGACTGCGGTCGGATGGCACGACCTTGTATTTCGAGGCCTCGGCTGACGGCGTCAACTTCGGCACGGTCTACAGTGAGGCCATCGCATCCAGCACTCTGAGCGGCATCAGCAACGTGTTCATCGGCTTCTCGCCCCAAACGGCAACGCCGAACAGCGCCCTGTCAATCGCCTGTTTCGACCCCAACGGTCTGACCCGCAGTTTCCCCTAAGGCTCCCTAACATGCCCCCTAAGACCCCCTTAGTGGTCTCTTTCGAGACCGACGTGATCGACCGGCTGGCCCGTATCGAGGAACACGTCACCAGCGTGAAAGCCCGCGCTGACGACCACGAAACCCGCCTACGGTCCATTGAGATCAAGCAGTGGGCACTCGCTGGTGTCACGCTGGTCTTCTCGCCGGTGCTGGCCAAACTGGGCCTGCATTTCCCATCGAGCCTGACATAATGAACTGGGTCCGCAATCTCCTGACCGGCAAGGACAACCAGACGATCGACATGGGCCGTGTGCTCTGGGCCGTATCGCTGGTGTCGCTGGTCGGGAACGAAGCCTATGCGATCGGCTGGCACGGCCAACCGTTCGACCCCTCTGCCTTCGCCACCGGCTGTGCTGCCATCCTCGCGGGTGGTGGTGCGGCCCTGGGCTTCAAGGCTCACACCGAACCAGGAAACTGAGATGCCATTTCTGGCACTGCTGACGGGACCACTCGGCAAATACGCCGGGTATGTGGCCCTGGCTATCGGGCTGCTGGTCGCCGCAGCAGGGGCGCTGCATGCCCACGATAACGCCCTCAGGGCTGAGATCCAGGCGGCCTCTGACCGGGCCATAGCGACCGCTCAGGTCGCCTCAGCGGCCCATGAGGTCACCGCACTGGAAGCCCAGGCGAAAGCCAACGCTGAAACCATCAACCGGCTGAACGCCATCCGAGAGGCAACCCATGCCGCCCCTAAGACGACTGCTTGTGCTACCAGCCCTGCTGTCAGGTCTCTGCTTGACGGCCTGCGCGGGCACGCCCCAGGTGGTCCTGGCGCCCAACACTAAGGTCCCGGCAGAGTTGCTGAAGTGCTCTGCCGAGCCGACGCCGCCGGTGATCCAGAATGATACTGAATTGACCGACTGGATCTTGGATCTGTCCCAGGCGGGACAGGACTGCCGTGACAAGCTGAACGCTGTCAGCGGCATCGTGGGGACGCCTTAATGGGCCTTCTAGGTAAACTCCTGAGCCCGTTCACTACGGCCTCTCAGGCAGCCCCAGAGGCCCCTAAGGCGTCCCCGGCGGCTACCCTAGCGGAACCAGCAGCGACGGCGTCAGCGGCCTCTGTAGGTGCCCTGGCGTCGACGTTGACGGTTCAGTTCGAAGGATGCGTCCTGCACCCCTATCAAGACAGCGTTGGGGTGTGGACGATCGGTTACGGCTCGACCCGTGGCTTTGACGGCAAGCCGATCACGGCAGCCACACCCTGCCTGACCGAGCCGCTGGCCCGAAGCCTGCTGGCACGGGACCTTGGGGCGGCCATCAGGGAGGTTCAGGCGGACGTTAAGGTTGACCTTAGCATGAACCAGTGGGCGGCCTTAGGCGACTTCATCTACAACGTGGGCGCCGGGAACTTCCGCGCCTCGACCCTGCTTAAGAAGTTGAACGCCAAGGACTGGACCGGCGCCGCCGCCGAGATCGACAAGTGGGATCACGCAGGCGGGCGGGAACTCGCGGGACTGTTGCGCCGCCGGGAGGCCGAGAAGGCCTTGTTTGAAAGGACTACATAATGACGACCCTGACGGACGCGATGCACGCTGATCTGAAGCGTGACCTCGCGCGGGCCTGTGACTTCGCCAAGCTGGCGATCGACCGCAAGATCGACCGGACCTCGGTCTATCCTTTGGCCACCCAGACCCAGACGTTCACCTTCTCCATCCAGCCGCCGGGCGAGACGCTTCGGCAGTTCACCTTCACGGCCACCCTGGCGGAAGTCAGCACCCCCGTGGGCGGGAATACGACCCCCGGCTGGGCGGACACGTAAGCAAAAAACAGTCCACTCAAGTTCCCCATAAGGGGTTCCTGAGTGGACTGTTTATTTGCTCATCTTGTGACGTCTTCACCCCGCTTCGGTCGGGCTAAGTTCTCCGCAGCCGTCCTCACCGTAGATCCTTCCACCAGTAGTTGTCGTCATCGTCACCCCAGGGGGCGATCGGGTTATACATTCGGAACCCCTCGGCGATCAGGTTGTTGGCCGACCAGTGGTTCCCATAGACGGTGTTCGTGATCAGGTGTCTCAGCCCCTGGCGCCGGGCGTATTGCTCGCGGGCCTTGATCAGTCGGCGCTGTAGGCCCTGGCCACGGAACGCCGGGGCGACCCCGCCACGGCACAGGTAGGCGCCGTTCTCCAACTTGGAGACCCGCAGGCCGCCGAAGGCCACCGAGCCGCCCTCAGGCTCATTGGCGACCCACCACTCGGCGTCGGCGTCCCAGTAGCTGTCCATCCGGCTGGGCCAGCACAGATCGTGCAGGCCGGGGATGACTTCCTCAGCTTCGTCGGTCGGAAGCTTGACGATTTTAAGCTGCATAGAGAGCCCACGCCTCAGCCGCCAACTTGGCCGCGTTGACTGGCCGTGCGCCTCCAGCCAGCAACTCCTGGTAGAGTTCAAGGGCCTCTACGGAGTTCCCTGTGGCCTTCCTAAGGGCCTTCTCATGGTGTTGCTCCGCAAGGGACCTCTGGGCAGTCGGAAGGAACGCCTCAGCGATCTGTTCGTCCAGGTTCAGGTCCCCTGCAGGGACTGATCCATTCCACAGTTGGTCGGGGACCTTCCCCGGCTGCATGAAGACAATCGGCTTACCAGCCTTGACGAACTCGACGATCTCTTCGTGCATCCCGGAGGACTTCTGCCACGTATCAGCTTCCAGGAAGATCAGCCCGTGGGCTCCCCGCATCATCGGACGGTCGACCACGTTGATCCAGAAGTCGTGGCCCAGGGTGTTTGGCAACCCGTGTTCCTTCATCGGGTGCGTGTGGGTGATCGGGGAGAACACCGGGATGTTGTGCTTCAGCAGCAGGCTGGCGTTCGCCGTGGCCAGATCGTAGGCCGCCTCAATGCCCCCTGGGAAGTTCGTGTAGGGGGTCGCGAGATACCAGTATGTGTCCATTAGCGGGCGTCCTGAATTGTGTAGTGCTTCGGGTTCTTCTTGGCGTGAGTGTCCTTGATCTTCTGAACCAAGGGTCGCATCTCAGCCATTGCTTTGTGGAAGCCCCCAGGGAACTTCCGGTTGTCGATCAGGCTGCCCGCGTATCCCGCGTCAACCAGGATCGCCAAGCACGCCAGGGCATGGGCCAGTTCCGGCAGGCCGCTGTCCTCGTCGGTATCCCGGCCCTCGGCGTAGGACAACAGGTGCCGCAGGGCCGCACCCACGTAGGTCATGACCTCCACCGGCGAGGCACGGTAGTTATCCGTGCCATACTTTTCGCGCCCATCCAGCAGGGCCATGGAGCCCAGCGCGATGGCCGTCGTCGGGAACAGGTGCAGGGGGATCTTGGTGTCCCCGTAGAACTGCTTGGGGTTCGATGGCATGACCTGAGGCTCGCTCAACAGCCCTGCTGGGGTCTCCTCCATGTCGGGCCGGTAGAACACGGTCACCGGGCCTTCCCCGTTTTCGAGGAACCCTTGCCAACTGAAGGCGGCGCTACCAGGGGTATGCGGACTGGTGTTGTCGGATGCCATAGGGTGATTTCCTTCGTCTTGCTGTCATAGTCTTCACGCCTCAGGATGCGGGCCATGCGGGCCTGCGTCAGGGCGTCTTGCTCGGTCAGTTTCTTGTCCAGGTAGGCCTTCAGGACGGCCTGCCACAGCGTCCTCAGGGGCGCTCCAGGGCCTCCAAGGATCTTCGTGGCCTTGGCCTCACCGACGCCCGGCAGGCCCTTGTAGCCGTCCGTGACGTCCCCCATCAGGGTCTGCATCATCCACCAGTGGTTCGCCTCAGGTGGCGTTATCAGCCGGGCCTTGCGGTCCTTGGTGGGGTTGAACAGGCGCCCTGGGATTGTCCTCAGGTCCTTGTCGACGGACACGATGACGCCACCCTGCTCGATGTATCGCGGGGTGGTCATCAGGATGCCCAACAGGTC